TCTGTATACGAGGGTGTTGGCACAGTTGCTGCTAAGAACACAATCGCACCAGCAGACACAATGAAGTCTGCTGCAATCCGTACTGCTGTTACAAAGATGCGCTCTGCAGGAGTTCAGTACAAGGCTGCTGGAATGTACGTTGCGTACATCCACCCAGAAGTTTCTGCTGACCTACGCACAGAGACAGGTAACAACGTATGGCGTACTCCACATGAGTACCAGAACGCTGCTCCACTTTACGGCGGAGAGACAGGCGCATGGGAAGGCGTTCGCTTCATTGAGACAGCAAACGCAACTTCTTCACAGTCAGGTACAGGCGCAGGTGGTTCACAGACACGTGTATTCAACACATACGTAGTCGGAGCACAGGCTCTTGCTGAGGCTGTATGGAAGGAACCAGGCATGGAAATCGGAGTGGTCCAGGACCGCTTCAACCGTTTCAACCCAGTCGGTTGGTACGGAATCATCAACTGGTCTCTATACCGCACACCAGCATTGGTACGCATCGAGACAGCGGCTTCAGGTCGCCCAACAGCATAACAATAGTTATACGGGTAGGCAGGGGCTTTTGTCCCTGCCTATCAGTAACCCTATTGGAGGAACTATGGCTTACATATTCAGAACACCAACAATCCTAGAAGAAATGGATGGCGAATACCATCCACTGTTTTCTAGAATCAAGATTGAAAAAGGAATCACAGTTCTTAAGAACGGCTCTGTTTATACAGAGATACGTTATCCATCCTCTGAGGAATGGGTTGCAGCAGATATTGCCTACTTAGGTGGAATTGACTACGAGGTAGATGCTACAGAGAAAGCAGCCCTTGAGGCTGCTGGTTACACAGTGGAGACGGTATGAAGCATAGAGAAGACCATCCAGAAGATGTTGAAGGTTGCTTTGGTTGCAAAGTAATGGGATTGCAAATGAGTCCAGGAGATGCTTCATCTCAAAAGGCTATGAGCAATAAGAAATGGGATGGAGAATTGAATGCCTACTATGCTGCAAGAGCACAGGGTATTCAACCAGAAGGTACAAGTATGGCTGCAGTGCAGCGTGCTGTTAAGGCCTCTGAGGCAATGGGTAAAGCGTATGACGCAGATACTATGACTAGTGCTCGTTATATTAATAATAAATCGGCAGCAACACTAAAGGAAGCGGGAGCAATATAATGCCAATGGTAGGCGGAAAGAAGTTCCCATACACACCAGCGGGTAAGAAGGCAGCAAAGATGTATGCCAAGGCTGAGGGTATGGAAGAGAAGGCAATGACAATGGGTGCTAAGAAGAAGGCAGTCAAGAAGGCTGCTAAGAAGAAGGTTGCTAAGAAAGTAGCAAAGAAGGCTGTTGCTAAGCGTGGTGGATTGTTTGGTGGCATGTAATGCCAAAGATGACACCACAAGATGCAGCAATGCTAAAGATTTTGCAGAAGAAGTATGGGTCTAGTGTTTACCCTAACCCACCAAAGGCAACTACACCAGATAGTGCTCGTCGCCAGAATGCAGCAAAGTTAGCAAAGACTGCAACAAAGATGAAGAAGAAGTAATTGCCAATTAGAAAACCAGGTAGATGCTATCAATGCGGTAAGCCTGATAATAAGTGCAAATGTTAAAAGGATAAATAATGGCATACACCAAAGCAGGTTTACGTGAGCGTTTAAAGAATCAGATTATGGCTGGTTCTAAAGGTGGTAAGCCTGGCCAATGGTCTGCCCGCAAGGCTCAGTTGCTAGCACAGGCTTATAAGAAGGCGGGCGGTGGCTACTCAGGTAGCAAGACTGCCAAGCAGAAGTCTTTGTCTAAGTGGACTAAAGAGGACTGGGGTACTAAATCTGGTAAGCCAAGCACTCAAGGTGCTAAGGCTACAGGTGAAAGATACCTTCCTAAGAAAGCCCGTGCTGCACTGAGCGCATCAGAGTATGCAAGAACATCTGCAGCAAAGCGTGCAGGTATTCGTAAGGGACAGCAGTTCGTAAGACAACCTAAATCTATAGCAAAGAAGACGGCTAAATACAGATGAAAAAAGATTCTAGATTAACTCGTGCTGGTGTATCTGGCTATAACAAGCCTAAGCGTACCCCTAACCATCCCAAGAAGTCACACGTAGTTGTGGCTAAAGAGGGAACTCAGGTTAAGACTATTCGTTTTGGACAGCAGGGTGTATCTGGTTCTCCAAAGAAGGCTGGTGAGTCTGCATCTTATGCAGCACGCCGTAAGTCTTTCAAAGCAAGACATGCTAAGAATATTGCCAAAGGCAAACTAAGTGCAGCCTACTGGGCAGATAAGGTGAAGTGGTAATGGGTATTCTACTTAATGATTTAGCAGACGAGGTTTTAATTAACCTTGCTGGTTATACAATCCAACAGGATAAGGCTACACACCTAACAACTCCTATCTCTACAACTACATCCAGCATTGCAGCACCTACAATCTTTAACGTAGCGGATGCTCAACGCCTTGGCTCTGGTATTGTCGAGATTGATGACGAACTACTCTGGGTAGATACAGTAGACCGCATTTCTAACAGCGCAACAGTATCTCCATATGGCCGTGGCTTTATGGGTTCTACCGCTGCAACTCACGCGGCTGGAACAAAAGTAACTATCTCTCCAACATTTCCTAAGCACGTTGTTAAGCGTGCAATTCAGGACACTATCCGTGCTATGGGTTCTGCCATCTTTGCTGTAAAGCAAACAAGTTTTACATTTAGCAGCACAATTGTAAATACATACGAATTAGATAATAAGAATATTCAGAACATTCTGACTATGCACTGGCAGGATATTGGTTCTAGCGGAGAGTGGATTCGCGTTAAGCGATGGGAGTTTGATGCTTTGCCAGACCAAGATACTTGGGGTGTAGGAGCGCAGACAGTAACTATTGGCGACAGAATTGCATCTGGTCGCAAGGTGAAGGTTGTTTATGCAACCGCACCTTCAACACTATCTACTACATCTACAGATTCATTTAGCACACAAACTGGATTGCCAGAGTCTTGCCGAGACATTGTAATCCTTGGTGCTTCATACCGTTTGATTGCATATCTAGACCCAGCCCGTACTGGCGCACAGTCACCACAGGCTGACGAGACAGATAACAAGCGTACCTTTGGCTCAGCAACTAATGCATACCGCCAACTATTTGCTCTTTACACACAGCGTTTGTCTGAGGAAACTCAGTCACAGCAACAGCAATATCCACCACGAGTTCACTTCAGCCGATAGGAAGATTGAATGCCAACAAGAAAATACTCATCCCGTTCCCAGCAAACCACACTTACTGCTGGTATCAACTCAAGCGTTACTTCGGCTACAGTCGTATCTGGTAGTGCACTTCTTGGTGGTATCACAATTTCTGCTGGTGAAACATTTACAGTTGTTATTGACCCAGATACAGCCCTTGAAGAAATTGTAGACGTTAGTGCCGTCAGTACTAATACGCTAACAATTGTTCGTGCTATTGACGGCTCAACTGCACAGTCTCACTCAGCAGGTGCTGTTGTACGACACATGGCAATTGGTCGTGACTACCGTGAGGCTAACGCTCACATTGAAAACACAACCACTGCTCACGGGTTAACTATCGCTAATGTTCTTGAGACAACAGACACAGACATGATTAGCACAGCGATGCTTCAGTCATCTTCTGTGACTACTGCAAAAATTGCTGACTCAAATGTAACAACTGCAAAGTTGGCTGATGGTTCAGTTACTTCCGCAAAGATTGCAGACCTAGGTATTGCTACAGGTGACATCGCAGACTCTGCCATTACAAGTGGTAAGATTGCAACAGGCGCTGTAGGCACAACTAAGATTGATGACCTATCAGTCACAGAGGCAAAGATTGCCCCTAATGCTGTAACCACAGGTAAGATTGCAGATTCATCAATTACCAGTGCAAAGATAGTAGACGGAACAATTGTTGCTGGCGACATTGCAGATGGAGCCATTACCTCAGCAAAGATTCTTGATGGAACTATTGCTACTGGAGACATTGCTGACGGTGCTATTATTTCGGCTAAGATTGCCGATGGCACTATCGTGGCTGGTGACCTAGCAGACGGGGCAGTAACATCTGCCAAGATTCTAGATGGCACAATCGTTAATGGTGACATCTCAGCAACTGCTGCTATTGCTAAAACTAAGTTAGACCTTGGTGGAACAATCACCTCTGCGGATATTGTTGATGGAACTATCGTAGCATCAGATATTGCAGATGGAACTATCACTGCAGCCAAGATGGTTACAGACCCATATGCACGTGCTAACCACACTGGCACACAGACAGCATCTACCATCTCAGATTTCAACACTGCAGTTCGCACTAACCGCCTAGACCAGATGGCTGCACCTACTGCTTCTGTATCGCTTAATAGCCAGAAGATTACAAACCTGGCAACTCCTACAGACAATGCAGATGCTTCTACAAAACTATACGTAGATACCAAGGTTGCAGACCTAGTTAACTCAGCGCCATCTACACTTGATACTCTTGGTGAGATTGCTAATGCAATTCAGTCAGGCGGAACAGTCTACGAGTCATTCGTACTCAAGGCTGGTTCTACAATGACAGGCGCTCTTATTCTTAATGCTGACCCATCAGTAAACCTAGGTGCTGCTACTAAGCAGTATGTAGATGCTGTTGCAGGGTCTGCTACTGCTGCTGCAGCAAGCGCTGCTGCCGCTGCTACAACTTACGACAATTTTGATGACCGCTATCTAGGTGCTAAGTCATCTGCTCCTACATTGGATAATGACGGTAATGCACTAATTACTGGTGCTATCTACTGGAATTCATCTACCAATGCAATGTATGCCTGGACTGGCACAGAGTGGGGTTCAATCTCATCTACTGCTGCAATCTTCCGCTTCCGCTTTGAAGCAACTGGTGGAGAGACATCAGTCTCAGGTATGGATGCTAATGGTGTAACTCTTAGTTACTTGCCAGGCAAGGAGCAGGTATACCTAAACGGTGTACTACTTGCACGTTCATCTGATTACACAGCATCTAACGGAACAAGCATTGTTTCCCTTGCTGCTCTATCAGCAGGTGACATCCTAGAGATTATCACTTTCACATCCTTTGAATTAGCAACAGCAATTGACAAGAGCCTCTTTGATGCAAAGGGTGACATCCTTGTTGCAACTGCTGCTGATACACCAGGCAAGTTACCAGTTGGAACTAACGGGTACTTCCTAAAGGCTGACTCATCTACAGCAACAGGCTTAGCCTGGGGAGCAGTAGACCTATCATTATACGCAACAACAGCATCAGTAAATTCTACAAACGAAGACCAAAACATCATGTCCATAATGGGCGCATACTAGGAAGGTAGTAACTAATGGCTACAACATCCAAGGTACTGTTCAGAGGCGCAGCCTCAACAAGCAGCACCACTC